CTCCACATCCCGGGGTTTCCCCCGGTCCCTCCCTTTAATAGGAGGGCACCCACCCGAGTTTGATGTTGACGACATCGGGACGTCCAGCACGTTCAAGATGGTTCTTGTCGGCATTAGGCTTGAACAGAGGCTCCAGGGGATCGAATGATCCCCTTCGGTCTCTATCCGCACCTTCAGCGGATAAGAAGTACTTGAGCAGGGCTCCATGACCCTCAAGATTACTCTTGGGGATCTTGGTTCTTACTCTATAAGCCTTGACTAAGGGCCTATGGAGATGTGGACATTCTCTTTGGGTTTCATAGCCCAAAAAGGATATCCTGCCAAGCGCAGGAGAAGTCTCTGCAACTACAGGAAAGGGTATTAATCTTTCGATGTAGTTATCGAGCCAACCACAGGTTTCCCACCAGCCAGCTTTGTAAAGCTGGTTACGGAAAGAAACAAGTGATATAATCTCCTGAACATGCTGCGGTTGCGTAGGGAGAAGTCTACGGAGTTTGACAATAGATACGTCATTCCCATCGTAGTACTCCTTACCGCAAGACTCTCTGAACCTCCCGGTCCAGAAAGACTTGTCGTGATTCACTTTGAGCCCAAAAGCTTCAAGTAAATCAACAACCGTATGCACATATTCTACAGGGACGATAATATCGTCGCCGTAGATGCGCACCTGCCCTACAAGAGACTTAATGTCCTTGAAGGTAAGTGGTAATTTACGCTTCTCTTCAATCCCGAGGAGGACAATGGTAAGAAATACCATAGCCTCTATAGGAAAGCAGAGAGCGGATCCCATAGACGCGTACTTGGCCAGGGGAATAACCCCATAACCAGGTACATCAGCGTGTTTTGAGCGTGTAGCATCAAGTGCCATGTTTAACCATGGAAAATGACGCGTCATGCTGTCAACAAGCTGATTCGAAACACGGTCACTAGCCTCACTCAAGTCGAGTGTAGCTAGAGCTCCCGCGAGGGAGCCTTTCTGTGCAAGTTCCTGGTTAGGAACCTGATCCAGAAAGCCCACAAGCATCCCCAGGGTGTCATGCCTGGAAATGGATGACACGATTTCTCGCAGCAGGCCTTGCTGTGCATATTGCATGCACAGGGGCTCAACTGCGATAATCCGTGGTGTTTTGAGTGTTTTAGGAACTGTGATAACCCTAACGGGAATCTCAGATCCAGGATCAACAATGTCAACATTACCTTCATGGTCACAGAAGTGTGACCAGGAGGGGAAAAGAAACTCTCCCGAAGGGAAGAGCTTTTCCAGGCGCTGGGGCCATACATACTGTTCGTACTTTTGGTTTCCCTTAATACGATCAGCTGTAGCCCCAGGGCCGTGGCGTGGAATAATATCACCGTTGTAGATAGTTTTATCAACAGCGGCAAAGATATCACCCCATGCCAAAAGAGCCATGCGCTCAAACCGGCATACCAATTCCGGTGTAAGAGTCGCATCGTTCTCCCTGACATTGTTTTCGCACTCGATATATGCATCAAAAGCTGCTTTCACCCTTGCATCACTGCAAGGGAGTTCCAATTTGCCCATCAGCTGAGATAGCTGAAGGACGGAATGGATCGCATCAATTGATGGATTGTCGAGTAAATTACCACACTTAACGTCAAAGATTTGACTAGTGAAACCTGAGAAAAATCTCGGGAGACACCCTCTTTTTGAATAACCAACAAAAAGAGTAGAGTCTACCACTCCTTGGTCAAGACCCTTTAACAGGTCTTTACCAAATTGCGGTAGAGTTATCGTAAGAAACGATAACCCTTCGTCTTTGACGCGAGCTTGGATTGATTTCCAATCCAGGCTGGTGCTAGTGCAACACCTGTTACCCGATTCTTCGAGTAACTTCCGCAAAAGTACTAAATGGCTTTTCATCCAACCCCTTCCTATAGGAAAGGTAAAGGAATCCATTGCCATGACGTACCGATCGGCGGTGAGGCAATAAGAAGATAGATCACCGCGGGAACCCACAAAAACCATGTGAGTCCCCGCAGGATCCATCGGAGAACGTAAATTAGTTCTCCCCACCCAGAAGCTGGGTGATCTTAGCGCCAGAAGAGGCAGAAAGATAGGCAAGAAACCCATCAATATTCTGCTTAAGTTCCGCAATGCTATAACCGGTCAACGGACCATCAACGACGAGATAAACACTCATCGAACGTGGGACGTTGGAAGCCGGGAAGAGCGGATCCGGAACAACCTTCTCATGATCAAGGCGGATAGTCCGACGAGCACGCTTATTAACAGCGTGCGCGATGGACAACTTGACCGTTCCGTCATCCTTTGAAAAGATGCCAGAAGTAGGTCCAGTGCCAGTACGCGCAAGCGTCTGTGCAACCGCGTTGATCGTAACCGTCTGAGGATCGGCAAAAGCCATAGCGAGGTACCTTTACGATTTGGAGTCTGAGGAATTTCCTCAGTCTCCCTTTTGTGAAGACCACGCAACGGGATTGTCACGTGGGCACTATTGTCCCAAGAAGGGACGCCCATAGCAGCTGAAAGCTGCCCCAGGCAACCTGTTTTCACTTCTTTCGGCTCATGCCGAGAGCAGCGATGATGGCTACTTGACGGTTGGTCAAACTGTCAAGGTCAAAGCCGAATCCAAAGGGAGTAGCCCGTCTCCTACTTTTGATAACTTCTTCAAAAGTTTGAGACATATGCGCAAAACCAGGATAGCTCTTGAAGCCAACCTGGTCGAGTGTATACTCGACACGAAGGGACTTTTGTTCCATCATGTATGCGTAGGGCATAACAAGGCCATCTGACATAAATGCACTAACGTTTTTGGTGATATCACCAAAGTTAGTGACCCAGTCAGCGGCCCAGGACCATGGAGTGAGTTGCCAAACAACATCAGGCGTAAGCCGGACACCTAGTAGCTTGTTAGCTATTGCGATGTCCCTTGCTCTTGTCCCCACAGGGGGTAAGTAGTAAGTAAATGTTGCTTCTAGCCATCTACGGTGAATAATATTACCGTAGATTCTCATCCTACCAATATGATCTGGCCTGAACAAACCGTAATCTAGGACGGGTTGCGGGTATTCACCCGTATACTCGCCGAAGTACGATGTTTGTTCATTGGGCCATTTATATTGGCGGCGGAGCAGTTTCCCAGACTCTCGCTCATATTTTGCCGCAATGCGATCAGCATTTTTGGCAACATAAGCGAATTTCTGGATATCCGAAACTAATGGTTTCCAGCCAAACTCGACGTTGAGATAATCGCTACCCGCAGAGCGGGCACGATGAGCTCTGTCTTGCCAGGACTCGATACCTAGTTTTGGTATTCCTTCTCGGAGTTCTCCGAGAAAAGCTGCTGCTCCAGCTATGGGATTGGTCGGAATGATCCTTGAGATAGCTGTAGTCCCTGATGCATCCATTTCGGTTGCACTTGAGGGGCTAAAGTCTTCCCAAGGGTACAAAAACGACTCATCGGTTACGTCGGCACGGGAAGCGCGCGGCACATAAAAGTGATGCGTGATTCCTTTTGCCATGGGGTCTGCGTAGTAAGGGTTCCCATAATCATGGTGAGCCGAGAAATGCAAAGGATCCTTCCCTAAGGAAGAATATTCTGCGTACTTTCTCTTTCTTACTTCGAAGTCCCCCCCAATATCTTGGCCGGACTCTCCAAGTTTTGAAACTTGGTGTCCTTCCGAGGTCTTGAGGTAACCTTCCACATAGTCCGTAATACTAGTTGTATCCCAACGTGGCGGGAAATCTTCCCAATCCACGTCAGGTTGCAACCAAATCTTCAGGGGGGTAGTCTTCCTCCCTGTAGATTGTATTTTCGGAACCATGGTCTCTCCAGTTGAATTGGATAAACACGTTCATATAACGTTGTAACGTTACTTAGAACGCGGGTGTTGTGCGATGCACTGGTGTCCCCCTTTGGGG